ATGAATGCAGATGTCGTCATCGTCGGCGCGGGACCTGCCGGTATATTCACGGCGCTCGAGATGCTGCGCCGGGGCAGCAAGAAGAAGATAGTGATGGTCGAGAAAGGCCGCGCCCTTGAAAAGCGCAGCTGCCCCAAGGCCAAGACCGGCGTCTGCATGAACTGCAAGCCCGTCTGCCATATCACCACGGGCTTTTCCGGCGCGGGCGCGTTCTCGGACGGCAAGCTCTCCCTGGCCTGTGAGGTCGGCGGCGACCTGCCCACGCTCATTGGCGAGCGCCTGGCCCAGGAGACCATCGACTACGCCGACAAGATCTACCTCGAGTTCGGCGCCGACGAGCACATCGAGGGCATCGGCAACGAGGAGAAGGTCCGCCGCATCCGCGCCCGCGCCATCAAGGCCGGACTCAAGCTCGTGGACTGCCCCATCCGCCACATGGGCACCGAGAAGGCGCACGACGTCTACCTCGGCATAGAGCACTACCTCATGGACCACGGCGTCGAGATGTACTTCGACACCGAGTGCCGCGACCTCATCATGGAGGGCGACGTCTGCCGCGGCGTGTACCTCACGGACGGCAAGAAGGACTTTGAGATCCGCGCGGAGCACACCGTCGTCGCCACCGGCCGCCGCGGCGCGGACTGGCTGGAGAAGATTTGCTCCGAGCACGGCGTGGAGCACCAGCCCAGCACCGTCGATATCGGCGTCCGCGTCGAGGTCAGGAACGAGATCATGGAGGAGATAAACGACGTCCTCTATGAGTCCAAGCTCATCGGCTATCCGAAGCCCTTCAAGAACAAGGTCCGCACCTTCTGCCAGAATCCCGGCGGCGTCGTGAGCCAGGAGAACTACGACAACGACCTCGCCGTCGTCAACGGCCACGCCTTCAAGGGCGCCGACCTCAAGAGCCCGAACACCAACGTCGCCATCCTCTGCTCACACAACTTCTCCGTGCCCTTCAACCAGCCCATCGCCTACGCGCAGAAGGTCGGCGAGCTGACCAACATGCTGGCCAACGGCCACATCCTTGTCCAGCGCTTCGGCGACATACTTGACGGCAAGCGCACCTGGGAGAAGGAGCTGGCCTACTCCAACGTCCGTCCCACCCTGGTGGACGCCGTCGCGGGCGACATCACCGCCGCCATGCCTTACCGCGCGATGATAAACATCATCAACTTCATCAAGTCCATGGACGAAGTCGTCCCCGGCTTCGCATCCTACGAGACGCTGCTGTATTCCCCGGAGCTGAAGTTCTACTCCAACAAGGTCAAGATGGACACCAGCTTCAACACCAATGTCCCCGGCCTCCATGCCCTGGGCGACTCCTCCGGCTGGACCCGCGGCCTCATGATGGCCTCCGCCATGGGCGTCCTCATGGGACGCGAGCTCGCGTAAGATAGAATAAAAGGATGGATGTGTCGCAGAAACTCACGTTTCTGCGACACATCCATTTTGTCAGCTGGTGGTCGTGGTGCAGTCGCCGGAGGGGAAGAACTCCTCGACGGGGAAGCGGATCTGGGAGAAGATCTCGCAGGGGTCGTCGTTGCAGCGGCCGCCGGCGCATTCCTTCTCGGGCACGCAGTAATCGTAGGCCGGGATGAGCATCTGGGTGTCGCGCTCAAGGCGGATGATGGAGAACTGGCCGAGGGTGACGTACAGCCTGCGGCCGGTGTCGGTGGTGACCAGCGCCTCGCCGAAGCGGGCGAGGATGCAGGCCGGGATGTCGTGTCTGTCGTTGTCGCAGCAGACGTTGCAGTTGGCGTCTACGAGCTTGAGGTGCAGCGCTATGGGGTCGACGGCCTCGACGTAGGCGGTGGGCATGCCGTCGTCCACGCAGCTGCAGTCGCACAGGTCGGACGAGAACGTCTTTACCGTGCCCTCGCCGCCGCAGAGCATGACGCGCTTGTCGAAGATGGCGAGTCCCGTGACGGTGTTCCCGCCGGGGAAGGTCTCGCCCGTTATCTTGTAGAAATATGTGACGTCTACGGTGTAATAGCCCTTGTTGAAGGTGATGGCCTCGACGTTCACCTCGGCATACAGCAGCTCCGCGCTCTTGGGCCGGACGCTGAAGGCGTTGTCTATGTAGGTCTGGGACCCGACGGTGGGGTAAACCCGGAGGTCTTCTATGCAGTCTTTGTCATAAGACTGACCGTTTTATAAATACAGCAGTTAAAAATCGCGGAGCTGGAGCTCCAGGGTGAAGTCGCGGGGTTTGGTTTTCTTCTCTTTGGTGTAGGTTACTTCCACGCCGAGTGCTTTTAGGGCACTGTTCTTGTCGGCGGGAGACATGGTGGGGTAGAGCTGGACCAGATTCTCCAATGCGGCGGCGGCTTTGCGCGGGTCGCTGCGGCGGCGCTCATCTATCTGGCGTTCGAGGTCTGCCCGTTTGCTTGCAAGCTCGGCAAGCTCTTTTTCTGCGGCGTCGAGCCTTGAGCGGAACGTAGAGCGGTCATAGGTGCCGTCCTCGAGGAATTCATACAGACGCGGGATGCGGGCCTGTACGCGCTCCTGCTCGCGCTGCGCGGCGGCCAGGGCGGCTTCCAGCGCGTCAACGTTCGGAGCTGCTCCCGAGTCTATGAGAAGTCGGAGCCGGGCAAGCTCGTCATACAGCAGCTCGACCATGCGCTCCTCTACATACTCGAACTTCGCACCGGCGGTACAGCCCTTTGTGGTACACAGCAGATACGGCTCGCCTTTGTTAGTCCCCATGCGCTGCATATTGTTCCCGCACTTCGAGCAGCGGATGATGCCTGCAAAGGGGTTTGCGCGCTGGCCGGTGTTGCTGGGCGGTATGTATCGCTGCTTCCTGCGCTCCTGAGCTTCCAGCCAGGTGTCCCATGGGATGATCGCTTCGTGCACGCCGTCCACCATCAGCCACTCGCCCTCCGGGGTATAAACGACGTGATGCTTGTCTTTGCCATGAGTTCCGGGGCGATAGTGCTTCACGCGGTTCCAGGCGACCTTACCGGCGAAGGTGGGATTGCGCAGTACGTGCCGCACCGTATTTCGGTTCCACTCGGCCCCGCGCCGCGGCGTGCTCCCCATGGCGTTGAGCTCCTGCGCTATGGTCTGCGCGCCGATGCCGGCGAGGTAACGCTCATAGATATAGCGCACGAAACGCGCTTCCTCGGGGATGACCTCCAGCGAAGGCAGCTTGCCGATGCGGCAGCGGCGGTAGCCGTAGGGCGCGTTGGCCGTGTAGCCACCGGCCTCTATGGTCTGCATCAGGCCTCGGCGCATGCGCTTGCGGATGGCACGCCACTCGGCCCGGGCGAAGAACGCCTTAAACTCCGTCATCTCGATATCGACGTCATTCGTGAGGTCATAGGTTTTCTCCGGCGTGATTATCAGCGTGCCGGACTCGCGGAAGGCGTCCAGGATGGTGCCCTGGTCAGCCATGCCGCCGCGCCCGAGGCGGTCGATATCCATGCACAGCACGGCCTCAACTTCGCCGGCGCGGATGCGCTCGAGCAGCTTGAGCATTTCCGGGCGCGCATAGAGCTTTTCACCGGACGCCACTTCCTCATACACCCCGTCCACGGGCAGCCCGAGCCGGTCGGCCAGCTCCTCCAGCGCGGCCCGGTGCTTCGCCAGCACCTCCTCCGTGCTCTGCCCCTCCTCCGCGCGGCTCTTGCGGAGATACATGAAATTCGTAGGAATCACCTCCCTTGAGTGGATATACAAGTGGGCCCCCAGGACTCAGCTTACCACGTATGCGTGGGAAGCCTACCGCAAGGGGGCTGTTAAGCGATATCAGGTATTGGAAGGCTCTTCTGCGAAATATGATTGGATGTGTTCAGCAAGGTCCAAAGCAACGTCCACAGGCAATACTACGGAAGCAACGGCGTCCGACTTGAGACCATTGATCCTCTTGTCGTCGCCAAAAGTTGGTGCTTCCTGAATGAAGTCTATCATGATATTCCTGCTCTCTTTCTGCATGGCAATATGAAACGCATTTGAGTAGTTGAACATTTTAACTCACATCTCCTTTAGTTCGCCGACGTCGGTAAATGTTGAGCCGGAGGAAGAAAATTCCCAACTTTCGGCGTTCGGTAATTGGACGACATTAGAGAAGCGGCTAATATGTGCCGGCACCTTATCCACAACGAATGGGCTGCGCACCTTAATACCCAGTTTTGCCGCTATCTGCGCAAGAGTTTTGAGCGTAAAATTTGCCTCTCCGCCCTCCCATTTGGAAACCATGGCCTGAGAGACGCCCATGTATTCGCTGAATTCTTTCTGAGTCAGGCCCATGTCTATACGTTTGCTGGCGATGGCCACAGAAACATCCACTGACATGAGCGCAAGAGCAGCGTCCTCCTCAGTCATTCCTTCGGTGAGCACATTGATAAGAGCATCAATTTTAGTATCAGCCGACATAACAATTATTCATCCTTTCAAGCCTGGAGGCAGCGGGGCCTATATGGGACTGATAGTCCGTCTTACCTTTTCCTGAGCGTTTAAAGAACGCCAACAGCAGCGCAGGAGACTGGTCGCGCAAAAAGCCGTAGAGGATACGCACATTGTAGCCCTTGCCGTCAACATGCATACTGAACAGGCCACCGCCAAGGGATTCAAACTCCTCATGCCGCACTGCCTGAGCACCATAGAGGGACAGAAACCTGAGGCAAAACGCCAGCTTACTGAAAAAAGACCTTTCTATGCCGGAACTGCGGAGAATATCGGCAAGCTCGTCAATAAACCTTTCGTGAACGTTAAAGCCGAGAAGCAGTTCCCGGAGCAGACGGGTTATCTCATCTAAGTTCATAGTATTCCCCTTGCACGTATCATATTACACATGAGTTATAAAATCAATAGCAAAACGACAAGTATTACTTAACAGTTATGAAGCGCCGCCTCGGGAGGGGCGGCTTTTTTTATTTCATGTAATCTGAGATGTAGATTATCCGGCGCTGGCCGGGATAGTTACCTCGGGGTCCGCGTATTTTTGCAATATCAGGTTTACGGCTAGCCGATCAGCTTCGTCTGCGCGGCGATATAGCTCGATAAGCTCCCTCTCATCATCAGAATACTTTTCACCTTCAATACTGGCAGATGGACGCGCGTCAGCCATCAACTCGCCTATGGGAACATTATATATTTCGCACAGCCGCATGAGCGTATCGCTATCCACCCTGTTAATACCTCGCTCGTAGCTGCTTATCGTCTGAAAAGAAACTCCCAAACGTTTCGCAACTTCGGCCTGCGTGATATGAGCCTGCTGACGAGCCAGCTTTAATCGTTTGCCTATTTCAGTTACGCTCATGCAATCAACTCCTCAAATTGATTATACCTAGAATTTAATGAATGTCAACGGATAATTGAGCAACGGCAATAAATATAGCTTGACACTCAACGCAGAATAGAGTATATTGATAACGAACTCAACGTTACATAGAATCAGGAGGTGAGCTTATGGAAAAAAGCTATATTGTCAATAGAAATCTCAAGCGGATCATTGAGGAAGAAGGCAGGGTGCAGAAGGTCGTAGCTGAGAAAACAGGTATACGCAAGGACACCCTCTCGAGAATACTGAACTGCAAGCGCCCGGTATATGGTGACGAGATACCGGCGCTCGCATGGGCGCTGAATGTCAGCATAGATGAACTGTTCACACCAATTCCGGCACAGTAAGGAGGCAATTGCAATGAATATAGCACGGCTCAGACAAGAGGCGGGGTTAAGGCAAGTTGACTTAGCACGAGCAATGGGGGTAGATCGCTCGACCATTGCCAAATGGGAGAGCGGCTTAAGTGCTCCTAAGAGCGTGGTACTGCCGAGGCTTGCCGATGCGCTGGAGTGTAACATCGAGAAGCTATTCGAACTGCCTGTGGAACAGACGGCGCAGTAAGGAGGTGAGGGCGTGAGCAACACACAGTATTTCACTCTCTTTCTAGTAGGTATGCTAATGCTCATGGCGATGATGATAGCGGCGATAGCCTGGCTCGAATACGATGGATGGCAGGCGGTAGTCATTGCCCTGCCTGCCATCGTTCTTCTGGGGCTACTTGTCACTCTTGTTCTTGCGTTTACTTTTGCCTGATAAATCATTCTGCATGGCTTTCAGCAACTCGTTTCTCAGACGGCTGAGCTTCAGCGCATGGGCGGCTTCATCCGGCTCCAAAGATTCCGGCGAGCGTATTGTTGCAAGAAAGTGCTTCTCGAGAACAGGTCGCGTCTGCTCCGAGACATACAAACTTGCTCGTGCATAACTGCCGCTGAATTCAGCCAGGTACTCCTCACTTATAGGGTTGGGAACTACGCTACTGGCGGTCAGGTATTCGCTGAAGGCTGCGGCAGCATCGCGGTAGCTTAGCTCTACGAGTTTTATTTTTCGGTTTGAGATGCCGGTAAAGAGTGCGTTGAAAAAAGCAAACAGTCCGGTGACCGCAGTGCCAATAAGTGTGGAGACCAGGGCAATAGTACCATCGGACATATCAAATTCACCTCCCTTCCGGATGATTTTACCACCGGGCGCGGAGGCGGACAAGAGGGGAGGCGAGGGCATGGCCGAGTATAATAGAGCGCTCAAAAGTTTAATAAAAGCGCGCTTCGGCAGTGAGTCAGAGATGGCGCGTCAAGTGGGTAGAAGCAGACAATCCATTAGCAAGATGACAAGAAAAGGACGCTCTCCTAAAATATCCGAGCTGAATTGGTGGGCAGAAGTTTTAGGCACCAGCGTGGCAATGGTGGTTGATGCGTTTCAGACGGCGCAGTAAGGAGGTGAGGGCGTGAGCGGCGGTAATAAAAAGCCCGCGCTGGATGAGCGCGGGCGGGAGAACGTGAGCATAACGGGAGAAGTCATCTGGTCAACAAATAGCATGACTGCGAAGCAAGAAGAGGGTAGTACCGGTATATATTCCGGAATAGTGCCAGAGCACTTACTTATCGAGAACGAGGAATCTGACAGTAGAGTTGACTGAATCGTCGTGCTGAGCGACGTGCTCTATAAACTCACGCATAATAGCTCGTTCGCCTTGGCCGCGAGCGTTCAGTTTACAAAATTCGCTGAAGGTTGTAAGGAGGTGAGTGGGTGAGCGCACTTGAACTTGTCGGCTTTGACAGGGAGTATCCGAACTCCGAAACACGGGACAGGAGATACATAGAGGCGTATCTGTTCGCACTGGAGGCGTTCACAAGGGACACGCCGCACGCGGAAGAAGCTTACGGCGCCATTGTCTGCCTGTCGGAAATACTTGTGCGCCGCGGACTTTTGCCAGCGGCATATGACCGGGCGCACACGATCCGCTTATCAGAGCCGATGACCGAGGTGGAGCTCATAGAGCTGCTGGAGAACATGAGCGCGACATGAGTTGCATTTGTCACTTCCGTCCATGTTCTCGCAGCCATTCTCTTTGACATCAAGAATTGTGCCGTCATCCGCTGCCAACAGGTATACGGCGAACTTTTCTTCATGTCCGGATTTGGCGCAAGTCCAAGGTTTATCGTACTGGCGAATAGATGCCATATCGTCACCTCCCTTCCGGATGATTTTACCACCGGGCGCGGAGGCGGACAAGAGGAGGTGAGGACGTGAGCGGCGGTAATAAAAAGCCCGCGCTGGATGAGCGCGGGCGGGATGGAACAAATTTAAGCAAGGCTTGCCCAGTTTGTCGATAAGAGCACCCAGATTTTCGCCGAATTTACGGAGTGCATACCGCCCGTCGCCGGGCGGCAGGGCGATGTGACCACCTCGCTCGCTAATGTTACACCAGTAATATCTATGGGGTTGATAATGCTGGCTGTAAGTGTGTTGACAGTGCTAATACCAGAAAGCATGCCGGAAATGTAACCAATGTCATCGTTCATACTTACGCTAGACATCCATATTGTTACTTCGCCTGACGGCGCGGGCAAGTCATTTCTGCCTGCCTCTCACGGTCGCCCGTGAGTTCAGACTGTGCCTTCATCCACGTGGGATGCCCCGTGTCCAGTCGTTACACCTTCCCCTTTTTTTGCGGGGCTTGGCTCGGCGTTGCCTGGGTGCTTTTATCAACAAATAATAATACCTTTCATGGGACAAGTTGGCAAATGTTTTAATATGCGGTTCTCCGCGCTGTAAAAGCTTAGCGCAGTAAAAGAGGCGAGAGAGCAAGAGGAGGTTCACAAGCCCATGCCAAAGACATTTGGAGAACGAATGAAGGAGCGGCGCAAAAGCTTAAAGATATCCGTCGATGAGGTTGCCAAGGTGCTAGGAGTGTCGCGCGCAACTGTGTACCGATATGAAAACGGCGACATTGAGAAAATCCCTTCCAAGTATCTGGAACCGATTGCACACGCCTTGGAAACAAACGCGGCTCATCTGATGGGCTGGGACGAGGAGACTGAAAAAGAGGAGACAAAGAGAACGGGCGATACTTATTCACCAAACGTAAGAGCACTGGTAGGAATAGCGCGGTTCATTGTTCTCGGAACGGCAGAAAAGGCCCTGAAAGAGGCCCGAGAATGCTTCAAAATTTCCAACAACGATAAAGTGTGCGCAAACTGTCGTAATTTCCACCAACACTACGTTATTACGGCTTCAGGCTCGTTCAGCCCCATTAGTCGCGGACATTGCTGCCCAAGAGGCAGAGGATTCAAGCACCCAAATTGGAAGGACAGCTGCGACCTGTTCGAGGCTATGAACGGGAGCGCCTGAACGGCAAGGCATAGGGCAACTGCGGGCACACATAGGCTTGAAGGTGGAGGTGAGGGCTGTGGCGGAGCCTGTTTATCCGATAATCACGAAAGAGGACACCGAGGACGGGTACATATTGCGGTACGACTATGGCCCAAAGCAGGGTGTCACGACCTGTATCGTACACCGGCGGCCGACGACGGAGGAGGAACGCTCGCGCATGCGCAGCGGCATCAACAGGATAATACGCCAGTACGGCTACGTGCTGGCGGACTGAGAGGGTCACAAACATGGTTATGTCCGAAAGCGAAATCGTCCGGGAGTACCGGACGGCGAAGAACAAGCCCAAGCAAATCGAGGTGCTGGCGGAGCTGAATGCGGTAAAGGCGGACTGGATAAAGGATATCCTCCTGCGCAATCCGGAGAGCGGATATGTGAAGCCGGGGCCAAAGCCCAAGCAGAAGGCGGCAACAGAGCCGGAAGCCGCGCGGGAGGTCAACGCACTGGCGCCGGAAGCGCCGGGGCGGGCGGACAGGGACCGCGGAGGGGCGGCGCTGCTGCTCATGGAACTGGCGGCTATGCTGGAGCGGTGTGAGAGCCTTGAATGCCTGGAGCAGCTGCAGCTTGCGGCGACACTGAGCGGCGGCAAGGTGATGATAGTGGACATTCACTGACACCCTTACATGAAGAACACAAAAGAAAGGCGGCGGGGAAAGATGAGAAATTGGAGGGGGAAGGCCGTATTGGCCGGGTACATAGCACTGTGCGTGCTGCTCATCATCCTCGCCGCCATCATATCGCTGCGCCTGAGTGCGCAGGAGGCGCGGGCGGCAAGTGAGCTGCCCGCGCCTGTTTACAGCTCCGCCGCGCTGGCGGCGCAACTGGCGGTAGCGCCGGACGTGGCAGCACATGAACCTCAGACGCCTGAGCCTCCCGCGGAGCCTAAACCGGAGCCGCGGTATGAGGAAATCACAGCGGAGGAGCGGGAGCTGCTCGCCCGCGTGGTGTATGCCGAGGCGAACACGGAGACGCTTGAGGGGCAGATAGCGGTGGCCCAGGTGGTGCTCAACCGCGTGCGCTCCGAGAGCTTCCCGGACACGGTGAGCGAGGTCATATACCAGGAGCGGCAATTCTCAACGGCCTCTATCCTTGGGAGCGTGGTGCCGAATGAGACCAACTATGAGGCCGTAGACGCGGCGTTTGAGACTGAGATCGTGCCGTATGAGGTGCTGTACTTCTCCCGCGGCGCTGAGAATGACCGGGTGTGGGGGCAGATCGGGGCGCATGTGTTCTGCTATGGATATGTGTGGACGGCATGACCAGCACCCCACACATAGTGTGGTGAGCGGCTGGGCCGCTTGCAAATATGACAACGGAGGAATGAACATGTACATCGTTACTATCAGAGAAAAGGGCAAGGGCAAGCCGCTGCTTGAGCGGGAGTGCGAATGCGTGATCGGGGCGTTTGGAAGTGGCGGAGAAGCGCACTGCTTGACCGGCATACAGGGCAAACGGCAAACGCTGATAAGCACATATGCCAGTGCCCTGATGGGGCTCAAAACGCTGGAAACAGAGTTCCCAGGACTTGTTGACCAGGCTGCTGAGGCGGCCAAAAACGCAGTCATCGATGAAACGGAAACCAACAAACCGCACGCCTCGCTTTTCTCGCGGCTCTTTGGCAGGTGAGCGGCGTGGACAGGTGGGAAGTGCGGCACGAGCTCTATGAGGACGTGGAGGTCGAAGCGGAGGACAGGCTGCGCGCCATCATTGCGGCGGCGAAGGTTTGGGGCGTGCGCTGGCTGCCCATTGCGCAGGAGTGCAGGACGAAGAAACTCGGCCAGGTAAAAGAGGTGGGGGCATATGGCAAGGCAGGAGCGATTTGAGATACCATGCCGCGAGTGCGGCAAGCCCCTCGTATTCATCCGCACGAAATCAGGGAAAAACATGCCCTGCGAGGCGGAGCCGGTATTCTACTGGCCGGACGACGCCGGGCCTCTGATGTTCTATCAGCGCGACGGATCATGCGAACGGGGAACGCTGGAAGGGCATCCCGCCGTGCCGCAGGGGAGCGGATATGTCCCGCACTGGGGACGCTGCCCCGGCCGGCGCAGAGGTAAGGCGCCGCCGGGAGAACGGAAACGTACTCCGCTTGAGCAGCGCATACATGAACAGGTGCTCCGGGAGCGGGCTGAGGCTCAGGCACGGAGGGAACGAGCAGAGGCGCGGGCCGCCGAGCAGGCGGCGCTGCGCGAGGCGGAAGAACGCCAGACAAGACTGTTTTGAGGTGAGAGCATGACTGCGATACAGACCGCGGCGGTGGCGCCGTTGAAGGTATACATAGCGGGAAAAATCACGGGAGACCCAGAGTACAAACGCAAATTTCTCGCCGCGCACATGGAGCAGAGGAACGAGGGACACATAGTGCTGAACCCTGCACACCTTCCCGAGGGTATGAAGAACGCGGACTATATGCGCATATGCCTCGCCATGATCGACAGCGCGGACATGGTCGTATTCCTGCCGGACTGGGAGACGTCCGCGGGTGCGAAAATCGACTACGACTACTGCCAATACACGGGCAAGCGAATCGTGCTGCCGGAGCAGGGTGGCCACAATGATATCTGAGTATTGTATCGGATGTCGTCACCTGGACACGGACCTCGTCGCCTGCGTATACATACTCAACATGCACCGCAGTAGGGCATTCACGATGCGGCAGCCGTCCGGCGACGGATGCCAATGCCGGGAGGAATGCCTTCAACCAAACAAAATGCGGGAAGCAATATCAAAGGACGTGCGCGCACATGTTGAAAGAACTGACGCCGCGTGCAGCCAAAACGAACGGCGCCTAAAACTCTACAAGGCCGGCTGCACGGATGCGGAGCTTGCGGCGCGCTGCGGTGTGAGTACCAGCACGGCAAAGCGCTGGCGCCGCCTTCGCGGCCTGCCGCCGAACAAAAAAGCCGCGGAATCCAGCAGCCCTAAACGCGTGCTCTATGACTTGGGCTTTACTGACAGGCAGATGGCAAAGCAGCTCGGCGTAGCAACCGGCACAATAACTAAATGGCGCTCGGACCATGATTTACCGCCAAATGTCCCGCCAGAGGAGGAACAAAATGATAATTAATGAAAAGCGGCTTGCCCGAGCCCTGAAAAGCTCAGGCGCTATTGGGTTTAGGCTCCGGGTAATTGGTGGACGCATGGAGATCATCGGGGCCGACTGGGCAGCGTACCTGCAATTTGACGTGATGGAGGAGCCGCCAAAGCTCGTACTTGCCGCCCTTGTGGAAGTCCTGGGATATCTGCCCGGGAACGGCGACTGCCTCAGCGTTTGCAAAGGGAAAAGCGGGTGGGCTGCACAGTATATACAGGACGCCGTTTTCAGCGAGGAGTTCAACAGCTACGTGAGCGATCATTATGCGGTTCAGCGCTGCGCGGTGCTCCCCCTCCGACTGGGCACTCAACAGCTAGTTCAAACCCTGGACCGTCGCGTGTATGGCCTGGGGCCCGGCTGGAGCTTGAGGGACTGCAACGACGCCGCGTACCTCGGTACGGGCTGCGCGATCATCAGGGACCGTGAGTCGGTTCTTGCCGTGAGACTGAATCGAGCGGACGAGCCCGGGGCGGTGTGGAGGTGGATCGAGAGCCGGGACTGGCTTGGCGACACGGAGGGCGGGCGTGAAGGCGGTGGGACCTGTGCTTAACGTCACGCCGGCGAGAATGCTGCGCTTAGCGAAACGATACGGCATTAAGACCGGCCAGCGCGGCGGGCAGAGCTTTGTGCGCTACCCGAGCGGGGCCTGCCTGCTTCAGTTCTCGCTTGAGGGCGAAAGGCACTACCTTCACCTCGGCACAGCTGGAGAGCGGGTGCTGCTCAGCCACGAGTGGGCAGAGCAGGGGAGAGCCGGACAGAGCAGGTCCCGGTATGAGGTGATACCTGTGCCGCACGACGTTTTGCTGACACTGGGGTTTATAGAGAAAGGAGCGGCTGATGGTACGTAAATACAAAGGGTCGCGCGAGGAATACGAGCAGAAGCTGGGGCGCGTCATGGGCAGGCTCGGGGTGCAGGTCTACGACTACGACTGGAGCCGCCGCGGATGCTGGGTGCAAATGGTCTACGCGGGGCGGGCGTATCGCTTTGAGAATTCCGTCGATAAGAGCGCAGAGAACGGCCGGCTGAGCAACTTGGGGTTGCTTTATGAAGTTAAACGAAGCATGATGCACGCGCCGCCGCTGCTGACGCCAGAGCACATGTAGACACTGGAGAAAACGGGTGAATAACGCTGTCATGTTTTCGAGCAAAAGTGCCGAGTGGGAAACGCCTCAAGATCTGTTTGATAAGCTAAATGAAGAATTCCATTTTACCCTCGACGTGTGCGCAACGCCCGAAAATACAAAGTGTGAGCACTATTACACATCAGAACAAGACGGCCTTTCGCAGCCGTGGAAAGGCGTTATTTGGTGTAACCCTCCGTACGGTAAAAGTATCGGAAGCTGGGTGCGCCGCGGCTTGCTTGCCGCTGCTGACGGCAATGTTGTGGTTATGCTGTTGCCCGCGCGTACTGATACGCGATGGTTTCACGAGTACATATACAACAAAGCAGAGACGCGCTTCATTAAGGGACGGCTCAAGTTCGGCGGAAACAAAAATGCAGCGCCGTTTCCGTCAATGATAGTAGTGTTTAGGTTCGCGCCGGGGCAGATGGAGACACAGAACATAAGGGAGGAAAAGCATGAGGGAGTACCTGAGCAAGCTCGTGACCACGGCGGAGCGATGGAGGACCAGATGTTTTGAGGCGCTGGGTTTCGTACCGAGCGCGGAGCTTTACGCCATTCGTGAGGCTTACAATGATGAGCTGCGCGAGCGGCTCATCCTGAAGCGGGATTATGAGAATCTGTATGAGGACTATCGCAAAGCCCTGGAGACGCCTGTACGGCGTTCTGGTTATGTGATCATGCCCTGCGTCGCTCGGGCGCATGTGCGAAATCTCGAAGATTCTCTGCTCATAGAGTCTGCGCCGGACGAGTATTTCAAAAAGGGGCTTAGAGAGTCGCTGATGCGGGCGATAGATGAGCAAATCACATATAGCAAACAGGAGACGCGAGACGCCGTTATCTGGCAGGCAAGGCTGAATGTGGCTGTAGTGACGGCCGGTCCTGACAACGTACATGCTGACCCTACAGGCTACCCAGGAACAGAGGGGCCTCCTGGCGCGGGGCCTTTAAATCCATTGTATGAAAGGTGAATGCTATGAAAATCACATTGAACAAGCACGATTATGCGACTATTGTCCGGAACTGCATGAAGGCTCGGGAGGGATATGACGGCTGCGGCAAGTGCGCGCTGGCCGGGGTATGCAGCGGTTCGGAGGAACTTGAGGCAAGCTGCAACTTGGAGGAAGAGACAACGGCCGAAAATGATATCAGTTATCTACACTGACGAGAACGAGCGCGAGCTGGCGGAGTTTATCACGCGCTCGCTTGAAGGGCTGGACATTGAGCGGTTTGGGTGGCTGGCGCTTGCAGCAGACATTGGCGGAGGCGAAGTACTGACAGGCTACTACAAAAGCGGCGTACAGGACAAGCTGCTGGCGGCGCTGCACATAATGAGCGATGGCCTGTACGGCATCGTGGATGCAAACTTTGATCGCCTCATGCGTGACCACGGATATGATGCGCCGGACGAGAGCGGCGAGGACAAGGATGTGTTCTGACCACAGGGCCCGCGCGGCGGGCCCTTTTGTGAGAGCATATACTTTATTTTAATACGCGCGCGCACGCGCGTTATCAAAGGTTCGTAAAGGCCTAAGTTTACGGACGCGGGGGAAATATATGGGCTCGACCGGGTACTGGGAGATCCGCACATATGAGTGCGGGGGTCTCGGGGAGAAAACGAAATACTGGGTCCCCGGCGAGCCTCCGGCCAGGGGGCGGAAGCTCGGCCGCAGTTCGGAGCGGAAGCAGCGGCAGAACGAGAACGACGCGGTGCGCAGGCTTAACCGGGAGATACACGCGAACTTCTCAGCCGGGGATCTGTTCCTCGGGCTGGACTATGGGCCGACGAAATACTCCGAGCTCCTTCGCAGGGCGGAAGCCAGGCAGGAGGCAGACCGGGCCGCCGGGCAGGAGCCGGGAATACTCGAGGACTATCTCCGCAAGGAGGCTAACCGCGAGCTGGACAACTACATCCGCCGGGTGAAGCGCCGCCTGCCTCCGGGAGCGGAGCTCAAATACATAGCCGTGACCTCCGATATGGACGGGGAGACGGGCGAGGCAGTCCGCATACATCACCACATCATAGCCAACCGGGCCGCGTGGCAGGCCTGCCTGGAAGCCTGGCCGCACGGGGGCGCCTACGCCAAAGCGCTCAGCGCGCAAAAGGATTACACGCCGTTGGCGGAGTATCTGCTGAACCAGGTTCGCCGCCTGCCCGACGAGAAGAAGTACAAGCCCTCCCGCAACCTTGTGAGGCCTCAGCCGAAGTGCCGCGTCGTATGGAGCGGGGCGGAGCTGCGCGTGCCAAAGGGCTGCGAGCTGCTGTACCGCACGGCCTACTCGGGCAAAAGGGCGGGGCAGTATATCCGCTATGCGCTGCCCTTCGCACCGATGCGCAGTTAGGAGGGCGGGATGGCGAGGAAATTCAAGTATCTCCCCTCAGTACATAAGGGCTATGCCGAGCAGGGCATGATATTTTTCGCGTGCCAGAACTATGCACGGCAGACTGCGGAGGTGCAAAGCAAAATAGACAGACTGTGCCGCGAGGCCGGGGGCGAGTATGCTGACGCGCTCCGGGCCTATCTCTGCACGCCTGCGAGCTGGGAGGCGGTGACGACGGAGTATTTCGTTTCGCCCTCGACGCTGGATAGAGTGAGACGACGATTTTTCGAGCTGTGGTAGAGCGCTCCCCTGCTGGGGGGCGCTTTTTTTGTGCGCCTGAAAGTTGACGGTAACAGAGGGGGTAAGGCTGATAGATTGCAGATTGAGAGATAGTACGCGCGCAGGGAGGTGCTGGTCGTGGCGCGGGCCAAATATGCAGAATGGCTGACAGAACAGGGGCTTGAGCGGCTCGCCGAGATGGCGCCGCGATTGACTGACGCCGAGATGGCGAAGGAGATGGGCATCAGCTCCTCGACCTTCTACGAGTGGCTCAAAAAGCACCCGGAGATGTCGGAGGCGGTGACGCGCGCACGCACGGGCGCGGATGCGCGCGCGGTCAATGAAAGCGTCGAACGGAGCCTGCTTGAGACGGCGCTCGGAGGTGTTCGGGTACTCAAAAAGCCGATGAAGATAAAAACCACAACCTACGACGCGCGCGGCCGGCGCATCGACCGCGAAAAAATCGTGATGGCCGAGGAAGAGGTTTATATCAAAGCCGACGTCAAGGCGCAGATCTTCTGGCTCACGAACCGCGAGCCTGAGCGCTGGCGGAACAGGGTGGAGGCCGCGATAGTTGACGACAACACCGTGAACTATGTGTTCCGCGAGGCCACGAGCGAGGAGGCGGCGGGCTATGCAGACTAAAGTCCTGCGGCTCAACGAGCGGCAAAAGCTGTTCTTTAAAGCTCGACGGCGCTTTATAGGCTACGGCGGGGCGCGCGGCGGCGGCAAGACCTGGTCCGTACGCATGAAGGCAATGCTGCTGGCTTCGAGATACGCCGGTATCAACATTCTGATAATTCGCCGCACTTACCCCGAACTGCTGCAAAACCACATTCTGCCCCTGCAATCTGAGCTCAACGGCATAGCACGCTGGAACGACAACCAGAAGAGATTCATTTTTCCAAACGGCTCGAACATCTGGTTCGGCTACTGCTCCGCGGAGCGGGATGTGCTCAGGTATCAGGGGCAGGAGTACGATATCATCTTCATCGACGAGGCGACACAGCTTACGGAGTACCAGTTCCAAACCTTCAAGGGATGTTTGCGCGGCGTGAGCGGATTCCCAAAGCGCATGTACCTCACCTGCAACCCGGGCGGCGTGGGCCATGCCTGGGTGAAGCGGCTTTTTATCGACCGCCTGTACCGTGGCGACGAGCGGGCGGACGACTACGAATTCATCCAGGCTAAAGTAACTGACAATCCCATGCTCATGGAGCGGGACCCCGAATATATCCGCATGCTCGAATCCCTGCCCTATGAGCTGCGCGAGGCCTGGCTCAACGGCTCCTGGGACGTGTTCGCGGGCCAGTATTTCAGCGAGTGGGACCGGGATGTGCATGTGGTGGAGCCCTTCGAGCCGCCGGCATGGTGGCGGCGATATGTGACCATGGACTACGGCCTCGACATGCTGGCGGCCTACCTCATCGCGGTGGACGAACACGACATGGCCTATGTCATACGCGAGGTGTATCAGGGCCGGGACCTCGGCGAGAACGCCAGGGGACTCATAGTGAGCGAGGCGGCCCAGGCCGTGCTGGACATGGTGGGCGGCGACAAGGTCACAGCCTATCTCGCGCCGCCGGACCTCTGGGCCGCGCGGCAGGAGACCGGGCGAAGCGTGGCGGACATATTCGCAGAGCACGGCATTGCCCTCACCAAAACGAGCAACGACAGGCTGGACGGCTGGATGGCGATGCACGAGCGGCTCCATGTGTTTGAGGACGAGCAGGGGCGGCGGGCGGCAAAGCTGCGCATATTCCCCCTCTGCACCAACCTCATCCGCACGCTGCCTCAGCTGCGCTATGACGATAAGCGGGTAAACGATGTGGCAACGGAGCCGCACGAGCTCACTCACGCGGCGGACGCTGTTCGCGGCTTCTGCGTGTACTGGACGCGGGCGGCACACATACAGGAGGCGCCGGCCCGGATGCAATGGACCAGGGACATGCTGGAGGATTACCGGCGCGCGTCCCCCGCGGGGAAGCGCTTCCTGGAGCAGCGCTGGGGGCCGCCCGGCAGATAAGGAGGAGACATGAACAGAGACAGGCTGCACCTGTGGCAGGACAGACTTGCCCGGAATGATTCGCAATACGAAAACTGGTATGCGCTCATGGACGAGCGCGAGCGGCTGTATCAGGGCTCCAGGTACATCTTCCCCCTCGTGAACAAATACCGGCCGAGCAACGCCAAAACGCCGCACGTGCGGAACATATGCAGCGAGCTCATAGAGGCCCAGGTGGACAGCAACATCCCCTCGCCGAAGGTCACAGCGGTCCACGAGAAGGACGAGCCGCTTGCCAAGATAATCGAGGACATGCTGCGCAATGAGATGGACCGCCTGCCCTTTGCTGAGATCAACGACCTCATGGAGCGGATAGTCCCCATCCAGGGCGGCGGGGCTTATCTTGTGGAGTGGGACAACACGGCGCGCACGCACACCACGATCGGCGAGCTGAACGTCGTGCCCATCCACCCGCGGCAGATGGTGCCGCAGGACGGCGTGTACAGCGGCATCGAGGACATGGATTACATCATCCTCAAGATGCCGCAGACCCGGGAATACATATACCGGCGGTACGGGAAGGACGTTTCCTTCGAGGGCGAGGCTGAGCCGGATATCAAGGGCGGCGACGGCTCCACGGCTGAGGACATGGTGACGCAGTATATCGCCTACTACCGGAACGACGCCGGCGGGATTGGCATGTACAGCTGGTGCGGGGATGTTGAGCTCGAGGACCTCGAGGACTACCAGGCGAGGCGGCTGCGGCGCTGCGCCGTATGCGGCCAGCTCGAGCCCACGGCCGACGACGGCGATGATAAGCAGCACGCGCTCGAGGAAGAGGAAGACTTCGAGGAGATCTCAGTCAAGGAACAGGCCGAGGGGGTTTCGGGCCGCCCGGGGCTCCCGCCTGACGACGAGGGCTGGAGCGGGGCCATGCGCTGGATAGACGGCGAGCTCTGGCCCGAGGGCGAGGAAGAGCCGGAGGAAGAGCCGGACGGGCACGAGGCGCGGCGCTGCCCCTACTGCGGCTCGACGGATTGGGAGTACAGCGAGGAGGAGTTCGAGGAGATCTGGACGCCCATCACGACGAGCCTCGGGCACAGGATACCGGGCGCACACGAGGAGGTCTATCTCACCGGCGAGATCGACGAAATCACGGGCCTTCCTGTGCCGGCCGTGCGGCTCGTGCCGTTCCGTGTGCCGTATTACAAGCCCCTCCGCTATCCTGTTGTGCTCCAGAAAAACGTGAGCGTATACGGGCAGTTCCTCGGCGACAGCGATATCGACAAGATCACGGACCAGCAGAACACCACCAACAGGCTCGAAAAAAAGATCATCGACAAGCTCATATCGAGCGGCTCCTTTGTCACGCTGCCCGCGGATGCGAGCGTGGGTATAGATGAAAACGATATGCGCGTCTACCGCCCGGCAAACCCCGCGGACGCGAACATGATAGGCGTATATAACCTCGAGGGCGATGTGAGCCAGGACCGCGAATACCTCGACCACATATACGAGGAGGCCCGGCAGATCATTGGCATAACCGATTCGTTCCAGGGGCGGCGGGACACGACGGCGACGAGCGGCACGGCCAAGGAGTTCGCCGCGGCGCAGACTGCGGGGCGGCTTGAGTCCAAACGGGTGATGCGCGACGCGGCGTATGCTGCGCTGTTCGAGCTCATGTTCAAGTTCAAGCTGGCCTATGCGGACGAGCCTCGCGCTGTGCGAACGCTGGACGAGCGGGGCAATGCCGAGTACAAGACCTTCGACCGCTTCGATTTCCTCCAGCAGGACGCGAGCGGGGAGTGGTACTGGAACGATGCCTTCCTCTTCACCTGCGATACCTCCGCGCCGCTGGCCTCAAACCGGGAGGCGATGTGGCAGGAGACGCGGATGAACCTGCAGACCGGGGCCTTCGGCAACCCGCAAAGCCTGAGCACACTGATACTCTTCTGGCGGAAGATGAATCTCCTGCACTATCCGGGGGCCGGCGAAACGCTCGGCTATCTTGAGCAGGAGCAGCGCCGGCAGGAACAGCTGCAGGCCGTTCAGATACAGATGCAGGCGCGCCAGGCGGCCGCCCAGCAGGCGGCGGAACTCGCCGGCCAGGTGGAGGCGGCTGCGCTCGGCAACGCACAGACGGGCGGTGGCGCTATGTGATACCTATGCGCAGGAGAGAGCGTTATCATCCGCCACAACACATCGAAAGGAGGGACATAAATGGCTATGCCTGATAACAGCAGGAACAGGGGCCGCGACTACGGCAGGCGCAACGGCCGCGGCTACATCGGCCGGATCAGCAACGACGGCGCTCAGCGCGTCGAGGCGCCCATTGACCCCAACGGCAAGCGCGGCAAGGAGATAGTAAAGCGCGGCAACGATCTCCGCACCGGCAACGGCAGAAAGTGAAAGGATAGGTAAAAATGGACTACGACAAAATATTCGGCGTAGACACAAGCGGGGAGCCGACCGGAGACCCCGGGCCGGAAGGGCCTCAGGGCGAACGTGAGCCCGAAGACGCCGCCAGCGCGGCCAACACCCCGAGCGAACAGCAGCCGACGGCGGGAGACGGCCCGGAGACGGCGCCGCCCGGCGGCGAAGAGCCCGGAGGCGAAGAGCCGGGCGGACAGACGCCCGAGGAAAAAGGCGCGGGAAACGCCGGCGCGGGGATAGATCCACAGACCCGCGAGCAGATAGCGCGCGAGATACGGGCCCGCGCTGCGAAGCAGCTGGACGAGAGCATCGAGGCGCTGGGTCTCACGAACCCCTACACCAAGGAGCCCATCAAGAACAAGGCCGACTACGACGCCTATCGCGCCAAACTGGACGAGGACAGGCGGACCAAGCTGCTGAAAAAGGCCGGCATGACCGAGGAGGAGTTCGCCAAACTCGCGGCTGAGCAGCCTGAGATCAAGGCCCAGCTCGAAGAGGCGAGGGAGGCGAAACGGCAGGCCGCGGCCGCGGCGATGAACGAGCAGCTGAGGCAGATACACGAGCTCGACCCTGCGATCAACACGGTCGAGGACCTCGCGAAGATGCCGAACTACGCGGAGTTCTACCGATTCGTGAAGCAGAACCGCCTCAGCCTCGTGGAGGCCTACAGGCTGGCCAACATGGAGCGGCTCTCGGAGCGGGCGGCTGCGGCGACGAAACAGGCCGCCATAAATGCGGCCCAGAGCAAGGCCCATCTGGAGGCCACAAAATCCCGGGGGAAGGGCGGCGACGTTCCCGCTATATCTGCTGAGGTGCTGGAATATTACCGCGCCATAAACCCCAAGGCGACTGAGGCCGAGATCAGGGCGGACTACGCAAGATATCTCAAAAACATCTCGAAAGGAGTGTAATGAAAATGGCTTTTCTCATATCCCAGAACAACGGCGGCATCATCCCCGGGCTGGAGTATCTGCCCGCGGGCGCGATCACGCCTCAGATAGGCATGGCGCTCGGCATGACCGACGGCAACCTGGCCGCCTGCGGCGCGACCACGCGGCCGCAGTACATATGCGCCACGGCCGCCGAGAGCGCGCTGACGGCGGGCACCATCATCCCCGTTTTCCGCGTGCTCGAGGGGACGCTCTTCGCCACGAGCTGGAGCGCCGCTGCAAGCGCGGTGAACGCGGGCGACCTTGTGACGCTCAGCGCCGACGGCATGCAGGTAACGGCCACTACCACGAGCGGCGTGGCCGAGGTAGTTTCTATGGACGGCACCGCCGTGGGCGATACCGTTTACGTCAGGTTCCCGGCCTGATAAACACAAGAAAGGAAGTGATTTTTTATGGCTGGTATCAGCTTCACCGAGGGCTCGGGCGTTAACGATTCCGTATTCGGCAAATGCCAGGCCCCCATCCGCATGTTCATCGAAAAGCGCGGCGAGGCGTTTGAACAGATGAGCATGCTCAAGCACCTCTTCGACATAAACGACAGCCGCCATTTCGGCGAGACCATCAGCTCCATGACTGCCATGCAGGGCTTCCAGCCCGTGGGCGAAAACGGTGAGTACCCCGTGGACTACATGCAGGAGGGCCACAAGAAAGTCCTTATCAACATGACGTGGAAGGACAGCTTCAGCCTCTCCCGCGAGATCATCGACGACGCTACCGTCATGGACCTCAGGCGGCAGCCCGAGGCGTTTACGGCCGGCTACTACCGCACGCGCGAGCGCTTCGGCGCTGCGCTCTACGCCAACGCCATGCTTGGCAACACCGCGATGACCTTCCGCGGGAAGTCCTTCCCCACGACCGGCGCAGACGAGCTTTGCCTCTTTTCCAAGAGCCACCCGAGCATCCTGGACGCGAAGTTCCTGCAGTCCAACCAGTTCGCGGACGAGTTTTCCGAGGACGCGCTGGCGGCCATGGAGAGCGCCATGCAGGACTTCAAGGGCGACACGGGCGAAGTGCTCGACGTGCATCCCGACACCATCCTCATCCCCAACAACTACAAGCTCAAAAAGGCGGTATTCGCGGCCATTGGAGCGGACAAGGACCCGAACACCTCCAACAACGCATTCAACTTCCTCTTCGGCCGCTGGAACGTGATCGTCTGGCCCTACCTCAACGAGTGGCTGGGCGGCGATACGACGGCCTGGGTGCTGCTCGATTCCGGGTACAACATAGCCCGCGGCGGCGCCGAGTGGCTCAACCGCGTGAACCTTGAAGTACGGAGCGAGCTGGCGAGCAACGACGCCAACGTGTGGAAGGGCTACGCCCGATTCACGGGCGGCTTCGCCGACTGGCGCTTCGCGGCCGTGGGCGGCGTGAGCGGCGGCACTCAGCTGGTGTCCTGATAACAAGGGAGGGCGAGCATGACTATCCAGGAGGCTATTACATACGCGAAAGCGGTGAAACCAAACGCCTTTGACAACGATACGCTGACGCGCTGGCTCAACGAGGTGGAGGGCATGGTGCAGACTCAAGTGCTGCTGCTGCGCACTGAGGCGATCATCACATACACCTATGAGAAGGATGCCAACACGACTATGCTCGTTCGCCCTCCCCATGACAAGCTATACACGGCATATCTCGAGGCACGCATCGACTTCGCCAACGGCGAGTATGAGAGATACCAGAACACCTATCAGCTGTTCAACAGTTTCTTCAAGGAGTTCATGCGCTGGTATGCCACAAACTACAATCCTGCAGAGGCTTATGAGGAGGGCCTGATATGAGCTTTCACCCCTACCATCCACCGTGCCCCTGGCCCAACCCCTGGCACGGCTATTACATCGACGCCTACGGCGTAGCAGTAGCGCACGGTTTCCAGGGCACACCGGAGGAGTGGCTGGCCTCCCTCATAGGCCCCACGGGGCCCGCGGGCACTGGCATTGAGGTGCTCGGGCAGTACGATACGCTCGAGGAGCTTCAGCAGGCTGTGCCGTCTCCTGAAATCGGCAACAGCTATTACATCGGCACCGAACCGCCATACGAGCTGTATACCTGGCTCATCGTAGATGGGACGCCTGAGTGGCACAACTACGGCATGCTCACCGGCCCCGTTGGCCCTACCGGGCCGACAGGCTCACAGGGGCCGCAGGGCACTATCGGGCCGACGGGCCCGACCGGCCCGACCGGCGCGCAGGGATTGCAGGGGCCAATAGGCCCGCAGGGCCCCGAGGGGCAGGCCTCTACTATACCCGGCCCGATCGGCCCCACCGGCCCCATCGGCGAGACCGGCCCGACCGGGCCCGCCTCAGAGGTGCCGGGCCCGGAAGGCCCAACAGGCCCGACCGGACCAACCGGCCCCCAGGGACAGGCGTCAACTGTCCCCGGCCCCACGGGCCCACAGGGCGCGCAGGGGCTACAGGGCGAAACCGGCCCAACAGGCCCGACAGGGCCCGTCTCAGATGTGCCGGGCCCTGAAGGCCCGACGGGCCCGACCGGCCCGACCGGACCCACAGGAGCACAGGGACCGCAGGGGAGCCAAGGCGAGACTGGCCTAACGGGTCCCACAGGACCGACAGGACCGCAGGGCGACCGGGGAACCGGCCTCGATATCCTCGGCCAGTATGACAGCCTTGAGGCGCTCCAGCAGGGCGTGCCCAGCCCAAACATAGGCGATAACTACTATGTCGGCACGAGCGCGCCTTATGACGTATATACCTACACCTCCGTGAGCGGCAGCCCCGGGTGGATCAATGACGGCCCTCTGCAGGGCGCTCAGGGCCCGACAGGCCCTACCGGGCCGACCGGCGCAGATTCTACTGTTCCCGGCCCCACGGGCCCGACAGGCCCCACAGGCGCCAACGGCAAGGACGGAGCTCAAGGCCCCGCCGGCGAAATCGGCCCGACTGGCCCGACCGGACCGACAGGCCCGCAGGGGCCGCAAGGCCCCACAGGCGCAGACGGCGTGACTGGCCCGACCGGCCCGACCGGCTCACAGGGGACGCAAGGCCTGCAGGGGGAAACGGGACCCACTGGCCCGACCGGGCCGCAAGGCCTGATAGGCCTTCAGGGCGAAGACGGCGCGACCGGACCGACCGGCCCCACAGGTCCTCCCGGAGCTGATGGAGCTACTGGGGCACAGGGCCCCACAGGCGCAACCGGACCTACCGGACCCACAGGCCCCACCGGACCCAGCGGAGCTGACGGGGAGGCAGGGACGCAAGGCCCAACGGGACCGACTGGCCCGCAAGGCCCAAAGGGCACAGACGGAGCACAGGGTCCCGCCGGAGCGGACGGCGCGACCGGGCCAACCGGCCCCACGGGTCCGACCGGGCCCACTGGACCGCAGGGCGCGGCCTCTACCGTGGCGGGGCCTGCGGGGGCTACTGGCCCCACCGGTCCCACTGGACCGGCAGGGGCGAGCGGGCAGCCTCACAGCGTCTCCGTTACGCTCAAAGCGTCCGCTTGGAGCAGCAATGCCCAGACGGTGAGCGTCACCGGCGTGCTCGCGGACGAGACGACACAGCTCATCACGCCGGTGCCGGCGCTGACGTCGCAATCCGCCTACTATGAGGCGGGCGTGCTCTGCACCGGGCAGGCGGCTGGACAGCTGGTCTTCAGCTGCACGACCATCCCCGGCGCAGATCTGACCGTATACATCGTGATACAGAGCCTGGCATAAGGAGGTTGTACACAATGCATAAATACCACATAATCCCAGCGGGGGGGGGCGTCTAGCTCCCTTTACTGGCACCTTGCACAAAGGAGGTGCCGGACGTGATACTGAACCCAGGCTCTGCAAGGAGCGGAGTTGTTGCCAGTGGGCAGATAAAGGGGGAAGCGGGGACAAAAATCACATTTGCTCAGCCGGCATCAGTAGTTTTGGTAGGCGACTACAACAAACCAGCAATTTCAGGCGCCTCACCCAGCTGCGAACTGACATTCCTTCTGCTGCCCGGAATGAGCACATCAGGGCTATCACCGGAAGTATATTTCACAGACGAGAGAACTTTAACAATTGGTGCCAGCAGCGTGCCAGGCTCCTTTACCAGGACTTATATAGCCTTTGCATAAACCGCGAGCCGGAAGGCGGTGCGGCATGATAAACAACCCAGTCCACAAGCAGCTGCCGACGCTTGAGAACCCAGGTACGGCAATCGACCTCAGAAGCGGCAAAAGCCTCATCGCCCCGGATGGCAGCGTAGTCACCGGCACGGTGCCCGATGTGGAACAGGCTACGCCGTCAATCTCTGTATCCTCCGGAGGGCTTATCACCGCCACAGCTGCGCAGGTCGGCGGCATCGTCGCAGACGGCACAATGAGCGCCACGCAACAGCTCACGACGCAGGGCGCAAAGACTGTAACCCCCAGTACCTCGACGCAAACCGCTGTTGCTTCTGGCAGATATACAACTGGTGCTGTGCAAGTCGCAGGAGACGCTAATTTGAAACCTGAAAACATCGTAAATGGCAAGAGTATATTTGGTGTATCCGGTTCAGCAAATGTACTAGAGACTGTAAAAGGGACGTTTTCATTCCGATACTCTAATCGGGCGCATTTCATTTGTACTCCGAGCGGTTACAAGCGACTTTGGGATTCCCAAGAAGTAAATACTACATGGGATATTCTAAAAAACTCATTTGTAGTAATAAGTGATTTTGGCGAAACAGACCTTAGACTAACAGGCGGCATAGAGTATCTCTTTGAATTCACAATGAACTACACAATAGTAGCTTCTTTGCTATATGTAACGGATGATTTTTCAATTTCGTATTAATTAAAAGGCGACACTATTCTCTATACAGGCACACTACTCCGCGCGAAAACTGTAACGACCACGTTTGAGGTAACTACATGAACATCATCATCTACGCCATTTGCAAAAACGAGGCACAATTCGCCGAGCGGTTCATGGGCTCATGCGCGGAGGCCGACGGCGTGTATGTGCTCGACACTGGCAGCACGGACGGGACACCGGAGCGGCTGCGGGCGCTGGGGGCCAACGTGTACGAGCAGACTATCGAGCCATGGCGCTTTGATGCGGCGCGTAATGCCTCGCTCGCCCTGCTGCCCTTGGACGCGGACATCTGCATCTGTCTCGACCTCGACGAGGTGCTTTGCCCCGGCTGGCGCGAGGCGCTGGAGGTGGCCTGGACGCCCGGCACTACGAGGGCGCGGTATACCTACGTTTGGAGCCACACGCGCGACGGGGGAGACGGCGTAGTGTTCTTCGCGGACAAGATCCACGCCCGGCACGGCTATCGGTGGACGCACCCCGTACACGAGGTGCTGGCGACGGAGCGGCCGGAGAGCTGCATCACCGTCCCCGCGCTGCGCGTGGAGCACTGGCCGGACAGCAGCAAGAGCCGCGGGCAGTATCTCCCATTGCTTGAGCTTTCCGCCGCCGAGGACCCGGGCGACGACCGCAACATGCACTACCTCGGGCGGGAGTACATGTTCCACGGACGCTGGGGTGACGCGATAGCGACGCTCATGCGGCACCTGGCGATGCCCACGGCGACCTGGGCCGCGGAGCGGGCGGCGAGCATGCGCTACATAGCCCGCTGCTGCGAGGCGCTGGGCGATTGGCAGAGCGCGGCACATTGGCTGGAACGGGCAGCCGAGGAGGCGCTGACACAGCGCGAGGCGCCATATGCGCTGGCGATGCTCTACTACCGGCGCTCGGACTGGCCTCTGTGCCGTTACTGGGCCATGCGGACGCTGCACATCACCACGCGCGACAACAACTACATTACCGAGCCGGAGGCCTGGGGCGCGGAGCCGTATGACATTATGGCAATAGCCAGCTGGCAGCTCGGGCATTATTACGATGCGGTTACGGCGGCGGAAAAGGCCGTGGAGCTGGAGCCCGGGAATGAGCGGCTCCGCAAAAATCTGGAGATAATGAGGTGCAGCTATGATAGCAAACCCGAATGACGGCAACAGCCCGCGGGTCGAAGCCGCCACACCGATAATCGACGTGAGCGCCGAAGGGCTTATCACGGCCACGACTGAGCAGGAAGCGGGCTATGTGCCCGGCGGCAGCAAGAGCGCCACGCAGCAGCTTCCGACGCAAGGGGAGAAGACGGTGACGCCCGGCACGACGACGCAGACCGCCGTAGCGTCCGGGAGATATACCACGGGCGCGGTGACGGTCAAGGGTGATGCGAACCTCAAGGCGGAGAACATAGCCGAGGGTGTGAGTATATTTGGGGTGACTGGAACGCATAGTAGCGAAGTTGTAACCGGTACGTTTATAGCTGCTTCTTCTAGTTTTAGTGCATTGTATCCTACTCGAGGAACCACTAGAGGTTACTCATTTAACACAGTAGGTATGGGAGCGAGTACAATAACAGATAACCAAATACCAAAATATTCTTTAGTTTATGCTTCTCCTGGCGAAAATTTAACTATATCTGGCGGTATAACACGAGTAGACAGTTATAACTTCATTGCTGGCGACGAGGATTTCTTTTATGTGTCGGGGGATTTTACAATTAAAAGATAGCGAGGTGACACCATGATACACACAGGCACACTGCTCCGAGCGGAGCTGTATAACGATTATACCGGCAAATCCAGCGTTGTAACTGTATACAACGCCAACAAGGGCAAGCACCCCGGCAAGCTCATCGTCACCAACGGGCACTGGTGGGACCCCGGCCCGAAGCCCTGCGGCAATTACAAGGTGGACGGCAAGGTGCTCTCCACCGAGGACTGGATGGACTGGGGCTTCGGTTGGAACGCGGGCGCACTGCCTATGATGGTATCCACGATGGGCAATGACAACTATCTCTCCACCCTGCCCGTGCTGGTGGGCGGCAAGTGCCGCGACGATGTTATCGACCGGCAGACCGCAAGCGTCCGGCGCTCCACGCTCCGAACATGGTTCGGCGTGGACAAGACGGGGAAATGGACGGTCGAGGTTACGACCTCCAACTACACGTTGGACGGCATAGTGGACAGGATGCAGGCGCTCGGCATCGTGGACGGCATGGTGCTGGATGGCTCGGGCAGCTCTCAGTGCTATGATGGCACAACCTATCAGCGCGGCGACGGGCGCGACCTGTACAGCTTCCTACTGCTGTGGTTCGCGGAAGACGGCGGCACGGGCGGAGACGACACGGAAGACGACAAGGAGGAGATCACTACGACTACATACAAAACGGGAATAGATGTCTCTGAGTGGCAGAAGACAATCGACTGGGAGGCCGTCCACGCGGCGGGCATTGAGTTTGCCATGATCCGCGCGGGCTACGGACAGAACAATATCGACCCACAGTTCAAGCGCAACATCAGCGAGTGCAACCGCCTCGGCATCCCCTGCGGCGTCTACTGGTTCTCCTATGCCTATACAGAGGCCATGGCGATACGCGAGGCTGAGTATGCGCTGGCGGCAGTTGAGCCGTACAAGCTCGACTACCCTATCGCGTTCGATTATGAGAGCGACAGCGTTAAATACGCCAAGAAAAACGGCGTCGAGCCGGACAAGGCACACGTCACCGCCCTTGCATATGCGTTTTGCGGACGCATCGAACAGGCGAAGTATTATGCGATGATATACACCAACCCGAGCTATCTGAGCAAATACTTCGACAGCTATATCCCCAAAAACTACGACATCTGGCTCGCCCAGTGGCCGTCCAAGCCGGATCCCAGCAGCAAGCCCGCACAGGCGGGCGGTATCTGGCAGTATACTAACTCCGGCAGTGTGAACGGCATTTCTAGGCGTGTGGACATGAACGCCGCCTACTACGACTACCCGGATATCATCGAAAAGAACGGGCTTAATCAGCCTGCGAAAGCACCCGAGCCTGAGCCGAACCCCGAGCCTGATACCGAAACCCCCGCCAAGACCGAGACCGAGCTTGCGCGAGAGTGGGTAATGGCGCAGGGTATATCCGACGGAGAGAACCCGGACGCAGCCTGCACGCGGCAGCAGGTGTGGACGATGCTCTATCGTGCACTCGGAATATGATATCCGATAAAGAATAAGGAGGTTTTAAAGTGATTAACTGGAAAGTTCGCATTAAAAACAAAAACTTTTGGCTTGCGCTCATCCCTGCGCTGCTGCTGCTGATTCAGGCGGTGGCGTATGTTTTCGGGTTCAGCCTTGACCTGTCGGAGATGGGCGACAAGCTGCTGGCCGTGGTGAACGCGCTGTTTGCGGTGCTGGCGATACTCGGCGTTGTCACCGACCCGACCACCGCCGGCCTGAGCGACAGTAATCTCGCCATGATGTACGAAAAGCCTAAGGAGGATTGATTATGGATGGGCCGATATCGCGCGCGGAGCATGAGGAATTCGCAAAACGCATCGACGCGCAGGAGAAGCGGCAGGACAAGCGCCTGGAAATGCTCGAAAACACCGTGCGCGAGATCGGCGATCTTACGCTTTCAGTGCAGAGGCTTGCCCAAAGCCTTGAAAGCATGGTCGAAGAGCAGGGGCGGCAAGGGCGCCGGCTTCAGGCTCTCGAGGACCGCGACGGCGAAAAATGGCGCAAGCTCATGGGCTACATAGCCACGGCGCTCACGTCCGGTGCTGTGACGCTGCTGCTTTCGCAGATCATATAGGAAAGGAGGTGGAGAGCGGGTATGCCGAGCAGCATACTGAATACCGACATAATGTTCCCCAACCTGAGCGGGAAGAGCACGGAGCAGCAGGTGTTCACGATAATGAATTACCTCTACATGCTCAAGGAGCAGCTCACATACTCGCTCTCCAACCTCGGGCTCGACAACATCAACGCCAACTCGTTTATCGAGATCGCGGGGATCATCAATCAGCCTCTGATCCTCAGGCTGGACGGTGTGGACGGCAGCCTGGCGGAAATAGACGTCAACCTCGGCATTATAAGTACTCAGCTCCAGGATGCGGAGGGCAACATCTCCACGCTCCAGCAGACGGCGGCGAGCCTCTCTACCCAGCTCGAGGACGCGGAGGGGAACATCTCCGCCATATATCAAATATCAGAAAGCCTGTCCGCCCGCGTGGAAGACGCTGAGGGGAACATCACGACGCTGTTCCAGACTTCGGACAGCCTGACGAGCAGGGTCACGAGTGCAGAGGGGAATATCTCGACCCTCCAGCAGACGGCAACTTCACTGACCTCGGATATTTCCGACCTTGAGGGGAACTACACGAGCCTCCAGCAGACCGTGAGCGGGCTGAGGATAACGGCCAGCAACGGCACGCAGAGCAGCACGCTTACACTCACGAGCAACGGCGTGCAGCTCTCGAGCACCAACGTGCAGATCACTGGCATGGTGACCTTCGCCGATCTGAGCACGAGCGGACGCACGACCATCAACGGCGGGAACATCACCACGGGCATTATCAGCGCCATAGACATATCCAGCGTAACGATAGACGGCTCGTCGATTACAGGCTCGACGTTTGAAACGATCCTTACGTCACGTGGCATTGGCGGCGAGATAAAGTGTTACTACCTCTCCAACACAAGCGAGAGTTATCTTGCAGGTGGCCTGCGCCTTGATGACATGGGTGACAGTGGGGATTCACAGTACAGAATGTTCCTGTACACCAAGAGCGCGCTGGGCGTGCCGTTCGCGCTCAAGCTGGAGAGCGCGGGCAGCATGAGCCTATCGAGCGGCAACAGCCTGTGGATGTACGCGCCGAACACCGTGCAGATAACCGGCAGCACCATCAAAATGTATGGCACGGTTTACGTTAACGATAAAGTTATATCGTAAGGAGAATATACATGACGAACCTCAAACAGTGCATAGCCGCATGGCAGGCGCTCCGCGCCCTTGCGGCGCAGGCCATGGACTACAAGAGCGCGCACGCGCTGGTGCTGCTCATGGAGCGCCTGCGGCCGCATGTGAGCTATTTCAGCTCGACGGAGACGGAGCTGGTGAAGAAATATGCGGAGCTGGACGCTGAGGGCAACCCGGTGTTTGAAGGCCCGGGGCGCGTGCGATTCCGCACGGGCGATGATCTGGCGGCTTTCACGCGGGAACGCAACAAGCTCGACGTCGTTGAGCTGGGCGAGGAAATAGCCCGGGCGACCATCTCCCCGCCTGCGCAGATATCGCCTGAGCAGCTGGAGGCGCTGCTCCCGTATGTGGATATCAAGGAGGTGGCGACATGAGCCTGCCTTCCATGCTTTATGGCTCGGGAATAGGGAAGTACAACCAAACGAGCTACGGCGGTTACAACCACAACCTGGCCGCGCTCGACGGGCAGATCTTCGACATGCAGAACATGAGCAGCGACTACGCGCCGCTGCTCAGCCCGCGGCCTCAGCGATACATAACTCGAACGCTCGCACAGCCCTACGGACTTTACGCCAACGACGGCCTCTACTGGGTGGACGGGACGGCCTTCTACGCCGACGGAGTATCACGCGGGACGGTGAGCGCCGGCCGCAAGACCTTCGCGGCGCTGGGGGCCTATATTATTATCATGCCGGACATGGCCTGCTACAACAAGCTCACGGGCGAGTTCGGCAGCCTCAACGCCTCCTGGACCGGGGCGGCGCAGATCGTGGACGGCACTTACGGCGGCGAGACAGCCAAGAGCAACACCATCGAGGCCTCGGGCGTGGACTTCACGACGCTCTTCAAGCCCGGCGACGGCATCACGATAAGCGGGGCCACGGTGCACCCCGGGAACAACAAGACTATCATCGTCCGCGAGGTCACTGCGACGAAACTTATGTTCTACGAGAATAGCTTCGTGATAAACGAGGGCGGGGACTCTGAGGCGGCGCTCACGCTCTCCCGCGAGATGCCGGAGATAGATTTTCTTTGCGAGAATGAAAACCGCCTGTGGGGCTGCAAGGGGGACACGATATACGCCAGCAAGCTCGGCGACCCGACGAACTGGAACGTGTTCGACGGCCTGAGCACGGACAGCTATGCCGTGCAGGTGGGCAGCGCGGGCGACTTCACGGCCTGCTTCTCCTACCTCGGCTACGCGATATTCTTCAAGGAGGAGATGATCTACAAGGTCTACGGCTCGGCGCCCTCCAATTTTCAGGTCATGGGCAGTGCCTCGCTGGGCGTGGAGGCCGGCAGCAGCCTCTCGCTGGCCATAGCGGGCGAGACGCTTTTCTTCCTCACGCGGGCGGGCATCGTGGCCTACTCCGGGGGGACGACGCAAAGCGTGGCCTCCGCTTTCGGGGTCGAGCGCTACCACAACGCCGTGGCCGGCAGCGATGGGCTCAAATACTACGTCTCCATGCAAAATGAGGCGGGGGAGTGGAGCCTCTTTGTGTTCGACACTCGTCTCGGCATATGGGAACGGGAGGACGACACGCAGGCGCTAGGCTTCGCCTGGGACTCCAACCTCTATTTCCTCGACGCGGACGGGACGCTCTGGCTCAACGGGCGGCCGCGCTCTATCCCGGATGGGGCGACTATTGAGAGCCCGGTGGAGAGCATGGTGGAGTTTGGGGAGTTCGTGGACAACGACCCGAACAAAAAGCAGATAGCAAAGCTGCAGGTGCGTATCTCCATAGACGCCGGGTCGAGCGTGACCTTCTGGATGATGTTCGACTCGAGCGGGACATGGGAAGAGATAAACACTATAGAGAGCCAGATGCTGCGGAGCTACTATCTCCCGCTGGTGCCGCGGCGCTGCGACCACTACAAGATCAAAATCACCGGTACGGGCGGCTGGAGGCTGTACAGCCTGACACGCGAGGACTCGATAGGCAGCGAGCTCAGGAGCACGCCGGGCCGGCAGTAAGGAGGCAACATGGCTATATCTACACTCAGATCACCGACGACCAAAAGCCGGTACACCTACGACCAGTTCCGCCAGGCGGCACAGCAGAGCGGGCTGCTCGGCGAATTCTCGGACGCCGACCTCTCGCTGGCACAGCGCAACCCGGACGCAGGCATGTCACTGCTGAGCTACAAGCGCGACTGGCACAACGCGACGACGGATGCCGAACGGCAGCTTGCCAACCTGGGCGCTGAGAGCGTGCGCGGCAGCTATGGCAGCTATGCCGGCGGAGCAGACGGCGGCAGCTTCTACCTCGAGCCGCTGAGCCCGGACATGTTTGAGTACCCAAGCGCGCCGAGCTTCTCCGGCGGCAGCAACGCGGGCACGGTGAGCGACCTGTATGATCAGATGCTCAACTATGGGGACTTCAGCTATGGCCCTGCGCCGGAGTACACGAACCGCTGGGACGACACCATCCTCGGCCTCATTGATGAGATACTCGGGCGCGAGGATTTCAGCTATGACCCGAACACCGACCCGCTGTACAGCCAGTACCGCAAGGCCTACATACGCGAGGGCGACCGGGCGGCGGAGGACGCGCTGGGCGCGGCGGCGGCCGCGAGCGGCGGCCTGCCCTCGAGCTACGCGCAGACGGCAGCGTCTCAGGCGGGCAACTATTACGCGGCCCAGCTCACGGACAAGATACCTGAGCTCCAGCAGCTTGCCTATCAGAAGTACCTCAACGACTACAACATGCTGCTCTCCGACCTCGGTGTGGTCCAGGGACAGGAGGCCAGCGACTACAACAAGTACCTCACGGACCTCAACCAGTACAACACTGACCGCGACTTCGACTACGGCGCGTGGCTCGACCGCTACAACATGCTCGGGAACAACCTCCAGGCCGGGCTCAACATGGACGCACAGGAGCTCGAGCGCTATCTCGCGCAGCTGCAGCAGTACAACACCGACCGCGACTTTTACTACGGGCAGCTGCTCGACGAGATCAACGACCAGACCAACGACTTCGGCACGCTTGTTGACATGGCCCAGCTTGCGGCCGGCTACGGCGATTACCGCGGGCTGGAGGATCTCGGCATACAGCTCCCGGCGCCGAGCGGATATTATTCCACCTCTCAGACGGGTAATACATTTGACCCGAACAATATGTCTGCTGCGGCACAGGATATCCTCGCCAGCTACAACAATGCGCTCAAGAATATCAGCCCCGGTGCGGCTGTAGGCTTGCCCAGGCAATATGGAGTCATGATTAAAAACGCACTTCTGGAGGGGCTTATAACTGAGGACGAAGCGGATTACCTGATTAGCTCCATGGGCTATGGCAACTGATAAAAGGAGTTTAACATGTCCAGCGTACAAGAACGACTCGACCGCATGATTAACGGAACCGGCACCGCAAGCAGCGGGGCCGGTAGTTCCGTTATGGAGCGGCTTGACCGTATGATAAACCATTCTCTTCCTCAAGTCGCCAATAAAAACGATGAAGATAGCGCTGCGCGATGGCCGTCACAATCCAAAGAAAGCACAAAAGATCTGCTTCCCAGCTTCGCCACGCCAAGCGGCGGGGGGAAAAGTGTTGAGAACATTCTCGGCAAATTTTCCGGTCGCGGGGGTGTCGAGGCGATAAAGTCCCCGGACAGCTGGAGCAGCACCGGGGACGCAGAGCTGGGACTGAAAGCGTGGAGCGGTCAGCTTGAGAGCTATGAAAAAAAGCTCACAGAACTGAGCGGCAGCATCGCCAACACTGAAAATCGGCTCAAGAATCTCCAGACTACTGTGAAAACCGCGGAGGATGCAGCCGCCTATGATGAGCTCTATGCCGGCTATGAAAAAATGATAGCCGACTACAACGGCGTTGTGAACGACATCAACCGCGTGCAGGACAAGTACAGCGCGGGGGTTGAGCGGTATCGGGATATCCTCAGCGGGGGCATGGAGAGAGCCGACGCGGCCGCGGCGGAGGCCAAGAGGCTTGAGGATGAGAACAGCCGCCTGCAGCGGCAGGCCAACCTTATCCGGGTCTACGAGATGAGCGGGACGAGCCCAAGCTCGGCGGCTGCCCCTATCGAGGCCCAAATCGAGCAGAATGCTCGGCGTATTCAGGAACTCCAGGCCGAAGAAAGCCGGAACAAGATGCAGTATTACAGCTCCTTGGCTCTCATGGAGGACTATGCAGACCTCTCGGCCCCGGGCAAAGTGACCGGCGACTCCCGCTATGATTATATCAACGACATCGACAGCGCCCGCTACAGGAACGAGCACACGACAGACCCAAGCGGCGCGCCAGTAGCACTCAGGAGATATCAGTACCTCACTGAGGATGAGATAAAAATATATAACTATCTCTACGCCTCCCAAGGCAAAGACGCCGCTGATCGCTTCCTTGAAGATATGGGCCCCGCACTGACCGAACGGCAAGGTGCGGCTCAATATGAGGAGCTGGGCGCGTTGGGGAAGGCGCTCTACTGGATACCCGCCGGCCTGGATCAGTTCGGCAGCGGCATACGGCAACTATTCCAGCGTGAGGCCGTGCCAGTATCGTCGACGCAGATCACCTCACAACTCATACAGCAGGAAGCACAGGAGAAGAGCCCGGTGCTCGGGACACTCTATACCTTGGGCACAACACTCTCGAACATGGCTCCGAGTATTCTTGCCAGCGCGCTCGGCAGCTGGGCACTCGGAGCGGCGGGGCTGTCAGCCGGCACGGCATCGGCTATCGGCAGGGCGGCGGGCGGCACGGCGCTGGGCGCTTCTGCGGGCGGTAACGCCTATACGCAGAAGCTGAACGAGGGCTACAGCTCTGAGGCGGCGCAGAACTATGCGACGCTTGTCGGCGCGAGCGAGGGCGCGCTGCAATACCTCCTTGGCGGCATTGGCGCCTTGAGCAAGAGCGGCACGGGCCGCATCGCCGCCAAAATCGCCGGGCTGGACAACGCACTGGGCCGTGTGGCACGCACGGTGAGCGGCAGCACGGCCGCACGGCTGCTGGGCAGCATGATATCCGAGGGCACGGAGGAGGGCCTGCAGGAGCTGCTGGAGCCCGCGTTCGCGGCCATAATCTTCGACGAGGAATATGAGGCTGACTTTGAGGACGCGGCGTATGCGTTCCTCCTGGGCGCGCTGAGCGCTGGAATAATAGAGGGCCCGGCGGCCATTGATTACGCGCGGCGGCCGGCGGGCTTTTCCTTCCGGGATATGGACGGATATGCCGATAATGGTGTAGACTATTTTGAAGGTGCGAACACGCTCGAGGAGGTCGAGGCACGGTACCGTGATCTCGCGCGGCAATACCATCCGGACTTGGGCGGCGACGCGGCCACGATGGCCGAAATCAACCGCCAGCGCACGATGGCACGCGCGTTCTTCCGCGGTCGGGCCGAGGCGGCTGCGGAAGACAATACGTCAGACACGACGCCGGAGGCGACCGCAAGCACGGAGCGCGCAGACAGCGTGATTCGTCGCTTGACAGCGGGCCAGGCAACTGAGGAGACCACGCCTGAGACAGCGGGAGCCCAGATAGAGAACCAGACCGGCGCGGAGGCGGGCGGCATCGTTTTACCGACGGCTGATACCGCCGGCGACTTCTCACCGCGTGCTGAGGTCGGGGCAACGGAAACAAATGTCGCGGGGAATATCGTTCTACCCACGGCGGACGAAATAATGAATGGAGGCATATCGAATGGACAGCAGGGACAACAATGGCAGCAATGGGGAGACCAGGTATCAGATGGAGACGGAGGACGGTTTTCTGGTCAGCGTGCCGGAGTCGAAGCTGGAGAGCTGGCTCGAGGCGCAGAGCAAGCCGCCCGCCCCACTCAGCAGGTCGGAACAGCTCTTGCTCGACAGGCTCGTGTCCGAGCTCTACGGCTCGAAAGAGTAAGCAGCGCCAGCCTCGGCCTTGAGAACGGCACAGAGGCGCGCTCGCTTCAGGTGATCCCGGAAGCGGCCTATGATGATGAGCTGAGAGCGGTCTCGGCTGACGTATACAGGCGGACGGGCCAGCGGGTAACCTTCGTTGCCGGGAACATACAGGTGCGCGCAGTGGGCAAGACACGCGCTGTGCGCGGCGTTTGGACGCCGGGCAGCATCTATGTGCAGGCGGACAATGCGGGCTATTCCGCGGCGCAGATAGCCGCACATGAGGTATATCACGATCTGGCTGCGAACACTCCGGGGCTTGACGCGGATGTAAAGCAGCGCATCATCGAGCGGTACGGCGAGGACGAATTCCGGCGTGTGGCTCAGGTGTACATAGAGCGGCTGCGTGGCGTATACGACGTGCCGGATGGCGCGGAGTATGACCCGGCGCTCATGGACAAATACTTCGCCTCGATACTCCAGGAGATCTATGCCGACGCCTATGCGGGCATCAACGCCTTCGGGGCACATGCGGAGCGGTTCGCGGACCCGACGCGCGAGACGGTAAAGGAGCGCACTGGTATCCGCAGTCGAGAGAATGACGACGCTACCCGCGACCGCACCGGGCCGCCTGCGGAGCGGTACAGTTATGCGGGCACCAACGCCGCAAACGCTGATCTCGAGGCGCTGGAAGTGGCGAAGGGCATGGCGGAGCAGAACGTCTCGGCTGAGACGATACGGCAGGCCACGGGCTGGTTCCAGGGCGCGGACGGGAAATGGCGGTTCGAGATCGACGACTCCGGGATGCGGTACTCCGCGCGGGGCGACCTGAATTACGGCGACCCGGACTATTGGCGATACCGCGAGCTTCTCGACAAGCTCGAGCGGGAGATGCTCGGCACAGGCTCGGAGGCCGTCACGGAAGCTGAGCGGGCCGAGTATGAGGAGCTCGCGCCGCGATACCGCGACTTCTATCGGCAGCCGGGCGTGCGCGGAGACGGCTCTGCCACGTCTGCCCGGCTCTCCGACTACATCCAGCACGAAGAGCTGTTCGAGCAGTATCCTCAGCTCAGGGATGCTCGGCTCGTGTTCGAGGACCTGGAAGATGGGAAACAGGGCGGCTATAATCCTGATACAAACACCATTACCTTGAGCGAAAGCCTGCAAAACAGCGAGCGGGACGATGCGCTTGTCCATGAAATACAGCACGCCATACAGGAAGCCGAGGGGTTTGCCCGTGGAGCGTCGTCGCAATACTGGGCTCGACGTGAGTATGAAAGCGGTGACCTTGTAGGTGAGCGCCTACGGCGTGAGCATGACAACCTTTTCCGTTCGTTGAGCCAAGAAGAGCAAAACCAGTTCACCAGATACCGCGAACTTGACCGTGAGCTGAATAGAACCATGTTTGCTGAACTGGGCACGGAGGAGGCCGCGGACTATGAGCGATACGAAGCTGAGCAGGACGCACTGTATGCTGAACTCTATAGTAACGAGTGGTTTCGCAAGCTGCTTGACCTTGAGCGGCGGATGGATGATATTCCGGGTGAATATCGCGCCATGTACACCAACACATCAGGCGAAATTGAGGCCAGAGACGCCGAAGCACGCCGGAAACTCACAGTGGATGAGCGCCGCGCAACTCCGCCTGATTTGGGCAATGAGGACACGATATTTGCACAGAGCGGCGCAGGCGTTCAGGCCTCGATTGACTATGATACTGATAACAGGCCCTACGTTACTGTAGAAGAGGACATACTCGACGGAGTGCCAGAGAAGGATTGGGCCCGCAAAGTAAAGGCGGTGCTGCGCGAAAAATTCCCCGACGGCATAACCGTGGGGAACAGTGAAATCAATATTGGAGGCCGGACGGGCAGAGAACTGACATGGAGCGGTACAAGCCGCTGGCTGCGCGCAAATGACCCCGTTGCGTTCGCAGACAAATATCGGACGGCAAACAACGCTGACGAGTTACTGCTTGCATCTACGGACTATGTCAATGAAGGCCTTGACCATCCGAGGCGGGATGACATTACAGATTTTTCGCGCGGGAAAGTGCAGTTTAGAATTGGAGACCGCGACTACACCGCGGATGTGATAGTCGCCGCCCTGAAAGACGGCAGGTTGATGCTGTACGACATCACGCACCTCACAAGGACAGAAATACAAAACAGGAGCCAGCCGCGGCGAAGCACAAACCCGTCACCGGGAACTGCCAGTTATACCGCGACTGACTCCGATAACAGTATATCCGCCTTGGGCGATAATGTCAACGCCCGCTTCTCGGTCGATGAGGACTATGAACGGGAGGACGTGCCTGACTACTTCCGGGGGAATCCCTACTGGCTGGAGACTGAGCACGCGGCGAAGGCGGCGGGGTATCCCGAGATAGACGGCGTGCAGATAATGCCGTACAAGACCTGGGTGCGCTCCAAAGAGCAGGGAAACTATGGCTTCGTAGTTGGCCTCGCTCCGCGGGACAGACTTGTCGTATCCTTCTGGAACAAGGACAGCGGCAAGCGCGCCGTTGTGCCTCTTGAGCAAACGGACATCGAGCCTGTGCAGGGCGCGTACCAGATGGAGCAGAACGAGCTTGCTTCGCTGCTCGAGTCAGAGCCTGAGGCTGTGGAGCGTATGGAGCTCTCGCCCGAGGACGAGGCGGAATACCAGCGCTGGCTGACGGAGAAGTACGGCTTCAAGGCTGGTGTCAGGGCGAACACTGCGCTGCTGGCGCTTCCCAAAAAAGCGCAGACGGAGTATAAGAGAAGCGTCTCGCGCCTGGTGAATGACCTCGGGAAGAGCCTGGGCGTGCCGTATCACGCGGGCCGGAGCGAGCTGCGCCCGATAGCCGAGCAGATAGCGGACGAATATTTCCGCGAAGGGACCGTATCTGAGGAAAGCGGCGCCGAGCTGTTCGAGGAAGCCTATGCCAACGGTATCATAAGAGACGATGAGTTTTACCGCGAAAACAAGCCCATACTTGACTACCTCCGGACCACGCCAATAAGAGTTAGCGAGACAGTTAAAAGCGACATAGCGGATTTCAACGACTGGAGGAAAAGACAGTTCGGACGTCTGCGCATAAGTGAAGATGGGCGCGGTGTGGATCAGGTTTACGGTGAACTGAGCGAGATGGCGCCGGGATTCTTTCCGGAAGATATTACAAATCCAACGGACCAGCTTGAGCGTATTGCAGATGTCGCCGACAGTATACGTATCTCGGAGCGAACGCTCGACGAGTATTACGGCCCCGACGCTGCGGAATATAAACGCTGGGCCTATGATGAGTTCAAGCAGCAGATTGGCCGCGCCTATGAGAGCCTGCGCACGGTCCGGCAGATAGCACTTGAGCAGGACGCCAAGCGGGCGGAGCTTGAGCGACTACTGGAGATAGCCGAAACCGGCCCGACTGAGGGAGAGCTGGACAGGGTAAAAAGACTATGGGATGAGGGCAAAAAGGCGCGGCGGGCCTATGAGCGCGCCGTGCGGCGCAACCTCCTGAGCGACAGGGACAGGCAGCTGCTTGGCCAGCTCATGCGCGGGGAGATCAGCGCCGAAGACATCCCGTCCACCGCAAACCGCGCAGGCATTGCGGAAATATACGCGGCCAAGCGGGAATATGAGGCCTTCGCCGGCGCTCTGAAGGAATTCAACACAAAGCGGCGCGCTGCTCTCCGCGCACAGGCTGACGACATACTGGCGGGCGCAAGCCGGATGAAGGACAAGCGCCGCGGCGCGTCCTATATGCGCGAGACACAGGAGCGGAACGCCCGCTATGTTTTTGACGGCCCGACGGCGGAGAAGATCATCGAGACATATTTCACGCCGGTACACAAGAACGAGGCGCGCCGCACGGTATACAAGACGCAGCTGCGCGACAGAGTGAGAGAACTCGACCTTGACAGAAAGACCCGCAAGGGCGATGCGGTGAGCGAGGCCGCGGCTGTGCAGATATACGGCGAGGCCCTGGACAACATCTCCATGATAGAGGAGCAACTCAAACGAGGGGGCAGCGATTGGCGCAACGGCCACAGCCTGAGCGAGTGGCGCGCGCTGGTGGACGACCTCTGGGCCAAAAGCCCGGGCCTGGACAAGGAGAAAATCACAGCCGCCGTCGAGGAGTTCCGGAAAATCTATGACGAGCTGTTCTCGCTGATGAACCAGGTACGCATACGAAACGGCTATGAGCCTGTGGACTACCGGCACGGATATTTCCCGCATTTTGATGATGCGAAGGGGGAAAGCCTGCTGGGCCGGGCCTTCAAGGCCGCAAATATGAAGGATGTGCCGCTGAAGGACCGCCTTGCCGCGCTCGTCGGCAAGGGGCTGGACGTAAACACGGAAGTGAACGCTCTGCCTACATCCATAAGCGGCCTGACGCACACCTTCAAGCCCGGCATACGCTGGGTCGGGAATATCATGCAGAGACAGGGCTTCGACACCACCTTTGACGCGGTGCAGGGCTTCGACCGGTATATCGAGGGCGTGAGCGATGTCATCTATCACACCGACGATATACAGCGGCTCCGGGCTCTGGCCTCGCAGATACGATACCGAACTTCTGAGCCGGGTATACAGGCGCAGGTAGACGAGATAAGGGCTGATTCCCGGTTGACCGAGGAGCAGAAAGATGAGGCGGTACGAAAGAAGCAGGAGGAGGGAAGGTATGAACTCTCAAACTATGTCAACAACATAGAGGAATATACCAACCTCCTGGCGAACAAGCGCAGTGCGGCGGACAGAGGCATAGAGTTTTTTGCAGGTCGGGACTTCTACAACTTTTCGAAAGCCCTTGAAAACCGAGTGGCCGCGAACATGGTGGCAGTAAACCCCGGCTCCTGGCTTACGAACTTCATCCCGATATCTCAGGCCTGGGCCGAGGTGAGCGCTGGGGACATCCTGACAAGCATGCGCGACACGCTGAGTGCGATGGTCAAGGACGACGGCTTCCGAACCAAATCTGACTTCCTGACCAACCGCATGGGCTCTGATCCTCTCGTGCTTAGCTGGACGCAGGATGCCTCTAAAATCCTCACGAAGCCAATGGAATGGATAGACATGTTTACCTCCGAGACCGTGGTCCGCGCGCGGTACAATTCTAATCTCAAGCTGGGCATGAGCGAGCCGGCGGCCATGGAGGAGGCGGACAGCTTTGCGGCCAGCCTCATTGCAGACCGCAGCAAGGGCGCGCTGCCCACGATATTCGAGTCCCGCAATCCCTTTACAAAGCTATTCACGCAGTTCCAGGTCGAGGTAAACAACCAGCTGTCATACCTGTATAGGGACCTGCCCAGGAATCTCAAGGAACGGGGCAAAAAGTCGCTTGCCGTGGCTCTGCTCAAGTTCATGCTCGGAGCCTGGTTGTATGATGAACTCTATGAGGCAATAGTCGGACGCCGCCCGGCGCTAGACCCACTGAATATGCTCAATGAGCTTTCGGGAGACCTCTTTGGCTATGCGCTGCCGAACACCATTGAGCTGGCCGTGGACATGATAACCGGTAATGACGTTTCCTTAGCAACGGAAAGGACTGACGCGGCGACGGCGCTTGCGAACTTCGGGAAAGAGCTGGGCGGTCAGCTGCCTTTCATAGGCGGACCTGTGTTCGACGGCGGGCGCCTGCCTATACAGTCGGCGTTTAAAGACCCCTTGGCATACCTGCTGCTGCCGTTCGGAGGAGGGCAGCTGTCAAAGTTCGTAAAGGGCGTGAACGCTGTGGCTGAAGGGGGCGTATACGGCGAAGACGCCGAGAGTAATCCTACGCTCAAGTACCCTGTGGAGAGGAATGTCAAAGATGCTTTGACAGCCATGGTCTTCGGAACGACCTCCACGAAAGGCGGGCAGGAGTGGATAGACAGGGGCTTTGGAGGCTTCTCAGCCAAGCAAACCGCCGCCTATGCCGCGCTGCTCGGCGGCGGCGTAGATGCTTATGATGCCTTCGACGTGGTAATGGATATCAAGGGTACGGAGAAAACGGAGACGCAGAGTGCAAATGACATAAAACGCGAGAAGATATCTGCCCTGGATATATCCGACGAGCTCAAGGCGACGCTGTACAGCAACCTCATAACCGATGACTATGACGAGGCTATTGACGACATGCTGCGACGCAGTGTAGACTGGGGCGGCATCATGGGCGTGGTCACCAACAGCAAATATGGAGTTGAGCGGTACAACAAACTCGTTGATGCGGGCGTCAGCCCCGGCAACGCAGCCCGGATAACCGAGGCACTGTATTCTCTTGAGCCGGAGGATGGCAAAAAGAGCGTGTCGCAGGTACAGCAGTACGGTGCAATAGACAAGCTGGACGGGCTCACTGACGAGGAAAAGCTCGCGGCCATAGGGACGATCATGGGAACGGACGCGACCACAGAGAGCGGTAATCCCTCACAATACTCCAAGTTGACGGACGCTATCGAGTCCGGGCTCAGCCTGACCGACGCGCTTGAGCAGAGGGAGAACGGGACGCTTGACGACTATCTGGAATTCTACAGTGCCGGAATGAAGTCAGATGCGGCCGTTGATGCGGCGGAAACACTTGACGCCATGCCTGAGGATGCTTCCACCGTCGAGCGGTATTTGGCGATTGCGGAGATGCCGCTGAGCGAGAGGGACAAGGACGCCGCGCTTTCGGCGATAATGTCCGACAGCGCCTACGAGAAGTACCAGGCGGCGCGCAGCAAAGGCATCGACACATATGAGTATGTGGCCTTTCTGCGTGCGATAAGCGACTTCTCCGGAGACGGAAAGCAGCAGCGCGTGTGGGATTATATAAACAGTCTGCCGCTGAGTACGGCGCAGAAGGACCAGCTCCATTATGCAGCCGGGTACAAGGAAAGCTCGCTTGCAAAAACACCATGGCATTAA